AGCAATACGAAATACTAAGTCGCAAGCTTCGTGGTATGCATTACGACATCAGTACCGATAAAGTAAAGCCAATTTATGTTAACTCACATAACGAGATGGACTTGAAACATGGTCGTCAAGGTTCTGAGCATAGTCGTGCTGGTGGTTTTCATCCGAATCAAGACTCTGACATTAAGATATTTTTGAGCAAACATGGAATTAATAGGCAGAAATACAACGATAAAATTGCCACATTGTTTAAAGACGATCCTGAAGGTGCAGGACTAAAAGCTGAGATTCGTAACGAAGTAGACAATCAGTTGTTGATGAGCAGTAAAAAAGATACTTTCGATACTATAGTTGAGCGCATGGTATTGCGTGGTGCTGTCGATCAGCTTACAAAAATTGCTTTCCTTAAAGTACTAGAAAACCTTGGTATTGATGGTATAGAATTGCGAACCGATGCTGGCACAAAAGTTCGTAGAAAAATGATTAAGAGTATTATTGACCATCTTGAACAACAGGATTTGGGCAGAGGCTCAAGGCGCACCAGAGTTTCAAGAAGAATATTCTTCACAGGCACTATTGACGATATCAAAAAGTATAGTGATTCTGTTGTTTGCCGCCCAGACAAGCGTAGATTAGGCAGTAGTCGTTGCGGTTTCCGATATGATCTTGATGAACTTCTTGATATTGGTAGAGAGGCTATTGCACTAGCTATTAAGGCCTCTGATGCAATTGATAAACAGGATGATCTATCTGCTGAGGATTTGGAAACTGAAATTCTCCAATTGAAGGCAGCTTTTGAGCAGGGCCTTATGGCTTTAGAGCTTTCTTATTTTGAAGTTGCTAAAAAGGGTAAAGTAGAAGACTTGGAAACCTTAGAATTGGAAGCCTTCGCACAAGCAAAGAGACAGGTTGAAGAGTTCCTAAATAATCTTGCAAAAACAAGCTTAAGCACCAAGGCCATGCTTGGTGAAATTCAAAATCAAGTTGAGAAAAATGTTAACATTGTTAAGCCTCCAGAAGAACAGACTACTCCACAGACCCAAGAGCCCAAGACATCTGTTCCAGCTGCACAGTTAAATCTTACTGCATATGCCGATGTAAAAAAACAACTAGATGCAGATCCTAAAAATTATGATATGATTATCAAAAATGCTGTGGAAAAAATGGGTAAAAGGTACCCAGACGAAACTCCTAGTGAGCTAAAGTATTTGCGTGATCAGGCTCAATTGAAAATGTCTAATGCCAATGCTGCCATAGATAGAATGATTGCATCGAATTCATTTTTCAATATAAATGTAAATGATCTTAAAATTGCAGACAAGCCTAGGCTAGAATCTCTGTATGCTGCGCTCAAGGCATATGTTGAAAAGAATCCAACTTATGCAAATGTTTATAATGCTAAACTATCAAGTATAGATGCGGAAATAAAACAAAGAGGATAATTTGGATAATCAATATTTGCATTTCATGGTTGTACAGGCCTTGGTAGATTCTCTAAAAAAAATATTTGGAGAATCTGCCAAGGATTACACTGCTGTTATTTTCAAACTGTCTTCTGGTTTAAAAAGCCAAGAAGATGTAAATATGGCTGCTCAATTTTTTGCAAAACTTTTTGAATCTGGTTATAGGCAGTCTGTGGACGCTCACAAAGAAATACTTGAGAAATATGGTTTGACAGCTTCTATTCGAATTAATCAAAATTCGGATGATACTCAGACGGCATGCAGCTTATAAAAAATCCTTCTGGTGCTTGTTTTATTTCTGTTACTTTCCACCATCTTTTGTCTTTATTTTTTGGATACAAGACAGAATATTTGGTAATTTTTGACAAATGAGTCCAAAATACCAAATTAAAATCATCTTCTTCAATTAAAATGGCTTCGAAGTTAAATTTTTTGTCATACTTTATCTTTATGCTTCTTTCTCCATACAAATCATCAATATGAACATCTGCTATGGCTGGAAGGCAATTTATAATGGTTCTTTTATAATTTAGCAATTTTGAATTAATAGAGGCCGGTCTTTCTACCGGTTCTTCGTTAACTGGAACATGGGGTATTTGCGTTTCTTCCTGTTTTACAGGAATTTCTATTTCTGGTGGTTTCTGGACTTTTTCAACCTTTATTAGATTGTTATCTGTTTCTACAACAGTTTTTCCCAAGTTTAATTTTAATTTATTTCTAACTATTTCTTTATTATTATTGGTGATAACTTGTTTTGAAAATTCCATATTGTGTAATTGGAATTCGGCCCACAAATCTTGTTCTTTCATAAGTGGGTTTGGTCCTCGAAGTGTATATGGGGTGCCATCTTTATTTTTTATCACCATATTTTAAATATATAGTATAAATAGATAACAACTGGAGGAAATATGGCATTAGTGGTTCCGAATACATCCGAAGTGGCAATGTTGAACAGGTTGGTTGGCGCAGCTTCTAGTGGTGCGCAGGTTATGAAACTTTACAAATCTGGGCCTGTTGGAATATCTCCATTTCCCGATGATGACAGCACTCTAACTCAATTCACAGAATGCACGGCCTCTGGTTATGCTGCTATTACAATTACAACTGCAGGATGGACAGCATCAACTAGCGCTGGTGGCACAACTACTGCAACTTATTCTCCAGACGCTGTCTATACCTTTAGTACAAGCGAGACTGTTTTTGGATATTATGTTGTTGATCTTACAAGTCCAACCCCCAACCTTTTGTGGGCCGAAGCATTTAGTGGAGGACCTTTCGTTCTTCCATCGGCTGGCGGTCAAATACAAATTACACCTACTGTAAACCTTGCATAATTTTTGGAGAATAAAATGGATAATATTATGAATTTCTTTTTTGCCGATTGGTTTCAAGTAAACGAAGCCGCTATTGGAGAAGACGACTACTCCAAGGTTGTTGATTCGTATAGCAAAATGGTTCAAGAGTTTGCGCAGCGTGCTGTGGAATATGCTCAAGATCGTCCCGGCTACATGACTTCTGACCAAATGGCATATATGTCCAAACTTGCAGAAGTTGGACTAGGAATTACATCAGAATCTGAATTTGAGCCTGCCGCTGGTCAATCTTTGACACTACCCAACTCTGATTTACTAGTTGCTGGATTTGCTACTTTTTACGATAGGCTTGAAAAATATGCTGGTAGAGTTTTTGACAAATTTGAAGATTTTTCTTCCTTTTTAAGAAAAAGATTAGAAGTATCAAATGTAAGGAATCTTGCTCCTAGATTCATCGATATCATTCAAGAAATTGGTGGTATGGAGAAGACGGGCAAGGTGTTAAAAAAACCCGGTGAAGTTAGCTACGATGTTAAATCTGGTGATAGTGGCAAAACTATGGCTGGCCAAGTTGGTGGCATGTCTGATGTTGAGAGGAAAAAAAGAGAAACTGATCAGATCGCTGCTGGTGAAGGAAGAGAAACAGCTGAAGGTTTCTTTAAGGTTTTGACCGACAGAAGCAAGGTGTGTTTTGCAAATCTTTACAAACAAGCACAAGAACAAGTTGCTGCTTCTAGCAAAAAGATTTATGACTCTACCGGAGTAGGCAGCAATGTCTACAGGAATGCCGCATATGCAAAATATTTTGCTCAATACATTTTGAATATGATTGAGACCAATCCAGAAAAATATGAAAACATCCTAAAGAAGACACTTTCAGTAAGTATTAGCAAAGATGTTGAACAAGCCAAAAAAGTAAAAGGTATGGATGTTCAAAATATTCGTGCTTATGAAGCAGAATTGGCCAAGCAACTTGAGAGAGGATACAGAAAGCTGCCACAATTCCAAAAGGGTGGAGAAGGTTATGAGCGTGGTGCTGTTAGTAAAAAAGCTGCCGAAGATGCCAAAGCTCAAGTCACAGTTATGCTCAGAAAAAACCAAGAAACACTCATGACGCAAGGCATGCCAGAAGGATCAGAAGAAAAGGATTTCTTAAAAGTTGCAACCCAAATGACCATTGATGATATCAACCAAGCAATGGGTCGCAAGAAATCCGAAAAACAAGCTGTTCAGGCTAGATTCGGCAAACATGTTGCTGGTATCCAAGGCATTCACACAAACCTTGTAGTAGTTCCCAAGGGAGTGACAGATGTCGAAGGCTTGCTCATGAGCGACTTCGGACAACAATTCAAAACAGTAATTGCCAAAGATATGGAATTACTTAAAGCATTGGCTGTTCGTGCCTTCCTTGGACTAGCAGGAATCGCAAGAGGCACAAAAGGCTGTATGAATGTTGCACAGGCTCTTGAAAATGTTCCATCAATATTCCGTGATGACATTAGAAAAAATGTTAACATGTCTGGTGCCGATGTGGCTATGGAAGGTTTTATGTTGGAACAAGACGGTCCTGAAGGCACCAAAGACCCATCTGCCGTTGATTTCAGATCTGGAAAATCATGTGATCAGATACTTCTAATAAGAGGCACTACTGATCAGCAAAAACTAACAGACCTTGTCAACAAGTTCTTCGATATCAGATTTCCAAGCCTTGAATTCAAGACAGTTGCCCAAACTAATATTATTGAAAAAGCAATATTTGGCACCATCGTGGCAAGCGCAAAAGCTGAAATTGATAACGACAAAGCATGTGATCACCCACAATTTACATTCCCATTCAGGGGAAGACACTATGATATCGAAAAAGGTGTCAAGAAAGAAGCTGTGTCATTTGATGATATCTACGAAAACTTGAAGTTTAAGTATGAAATCAACAGGATAGTCAAAGAGATTATAAATGATATATCGTAATGATGGTAAACCATATGCTGTAACAGGTTCAAGACAGCAGTTTGATGATGGTTTGCCAGAACATGAACTTTTCAACACATGGGATGAGGAGGCCATCAAAATCGGTGGCACTCCTCTGTTTTACTATGAACTGTTCATTGACACTAACAACATAGATCCAATTTATCTTGAGTCTCGTGCCAAAATTTATAGTCCTAATCCAATTCAGCTTTATGGCTATTATGAGCCTGTTGCAAGTCAAAACATGCAAACAGCGTTTGGTATAGATTCTCCTGATGAAATGATTTTTGAGATGAATTATCGAGCGGTTTTGAGGGATGTTGGACATGTGCCAAAAATTGGCTCAAGAATTTTCAGCCCATTTTTAAAAGAAAACTGGGTTATTATAGAAAGAAAAACGGCGGAATTTAAGATGTATCAAGTTTTGCATGTTCAATTGATATGTCAAAGATTCCAAGAAGATGATGTTAGTGGTACATCTGTAAATAAAATGCCTGATGTTGATTACAAAATTGTTTAATAAAGGGGATTGCTATGAAAAGTTTTTATGAATTTTACCGTCTAATCAAGGAAAATAAGTTGTTTGAGCAAGAAATGGGAGATCCCATGACTGCCAACGCAACAGGAGGAACGCCTCCCATGCAAGGTGGAGTTGCTCCTCCTGCCATGCCTGCTGCTGCTCCTGCTGTTGCTGGCGCAGAGGCTATGCCAGAAGAGCCAGAAGCTGGCTCAGAAGAAGACAAGAGTAATGTTTCACCTTCTGCTGGTGAACTAGACACAGAATCTGTAGCACAAGCGCTTGAATCATTGGCCGGAATGGCTGACAATTTCAAGTCCCAAGATGAAGATAAAGGCGCACAGTATGAGCAACTAGTAAATCAACTTAAAGATTTAGTTGCGAGTATTACTGGCACAGAGGACGAGGAAAAAGAAGAGGGAGAAGAAGAAGCTCCTCCTCAAGGCGCAGAAGGACAAAACCCAATTCCTGCTGGTGGTGCTGCTGAGTCAGGAGAAGGCGGTCCCGAACTAGGTGGACAGGCTGGCATGCCTACTGCTCCCGGCGCTGGCACTATGCAGGGTGGAGAAGCCATGATGAATGCAATGGGAGGAGCGCCAGCTGCTCCTATGGCTTAGTAGTTGGTTATTACTAGTTCTTTGCCAACTTTTTTCTTGACGATTTCTTTATCTTCGTCCATGTAAATATGATTTTCGATTGATTTGGCGCTGGATGTACCACCGTATGTCCAGCCCTCTTCGTGTATATTGAAACCAATTTTATTATAAATTTCCCGTATTTCGGGACAATCATCATAACTTATACAAATTTTATGCGGACTTGATTTGCATATTTGTGCAAATTTTTCATGATCTTGTTTGGTAAAATTGTTATCATAAAGTTTGAGTTTTTCTGGCAATAGTGTATTTACAAAATATGGTGGATCGCAATATATCCAAACATTTTTATCTGATGGTTCTAAAATAATTGATTCATATGATTGGCAAGTAATTTTTACATTATTCATATGTTTAGCTGCTTGTTCCATTACAGGCTTTGTTGTTATGTTCCATCCAGCTGGTTTTGAATAATACATTTGGCATTTGACTCCATAACGCACTCTTCCTCCCCAGACGGTGCGATTTACGAAGTAATATCTTAATGCTTGATCACAGTTCTCGTTTTCTGCAAAGAAATCAAACCATTCTTTAAGTCTTGCATTGTAAATTGCCTTTCCACCCGGCTTGGTTGACACAAGTGGTTCTCCTTTTTTTTCCGGTTCGATTTCTCTGCATTTTTTTATAAATTCTTCAGGTCTTTCTTGAAGCGCTTTGTAAACTTCAATTAAATTTTTATTTAAATCATTAATCCATCTTGTTTCCACCTCAGGCATGGCAAAAAAAATACCACCTCCACCAACAAATGGTTCTCTATATTCTTTTATATCTTGTGGGACATATTTCAAAATTGTTTTTTGAATGGCAGGTTTACTTTTCCCGCCGGGATATCTAAAAATACTTTTCATATATTATAAATAAATAACTAAGGATAAATTTTATGAAACCAATTGGGCCAAATTCAAACAGCTATGACAAAACACTTAATGATTTCAAAGAGAAGTCTCCGTTATTTCGTTCTGAGAACATAGATCCTGCTCCGGGTTTTACACAACAACCTCCAGATAATCAAAACAATATAGGACTTGGAGTGCCATCTGATTGGACAACAGATGTCTTTACACAAAAGATAGGACTTGGATCACAAAATAATTGTGATCCTTTTCAATCTGGAAGCATAGTAAACGACCTAGAAACACCAAATAGAAATACAATTTACAGATACAGCAAATCCGTAAGGGCTTGCGACGAAGCTGTTATGGATCTTTTTCGTAATTTGGTTGTTATTGATGAAGACGGAAAAGCTCATCCTGTGCCTATTATTTGGGGCACACAAGAAAGAGCGGTTGCAGCAGTTGTTCAAGAAAATGTTAGAAAAGATGAAACATTAGTTGTTGATAGAATTCGTCTTCCTATGTTAGCAATCAGCAGCACTGGCTTTGGCATGAATATGTCAAGATACACATATCATCATGCAATAAATTTTTTAACTGATCATAGTGGAAAGCCACAATTTACTGCCAATGAAAAGTATGAAAAAGATACTGTTTTTGGAGTTACCAGAGGTATACCGTTAGACATTGATTATACAATGTATGCATGGACATTGCAACTTGAAGATATGAATCAAATATTAGAACAAATTATAACTAAATTTAGCCCGATTGCATACATAAAAGTGCGGGGCGTTTTGTGGGAAGTTGCCGTCAAGTTAGAATCAATCGGCAACAATTTACAAACTGAACCGGGAGATGCGGCTCTTAGAGTAATTAAGTTTCAGTTTATGATCAAGGCCGAAACCTATGTTGCTCAGCCAATTCGAAGAGAAAAAGCCGTGCTTAAGACTCGAATGGATGTAGTAAATTCATTGGATCCTGAGCAAATCAGTGAAATTATGAACAGACTAGAAGAGGCAGTAGAGGAATTAAAATGATAGAAATAAGAAATTTAAAAAAGCATCCTGTACAGCTGATAATCAGGTCTAGATTAACACCAAAAAGCTTTACGGTTTTGAATATTCCGGGCATAGGTAATGGAAAAAATATTTTTAATTTAGAAGAAGAGAGATCAACTGAATATATAGATAGAGCACAAAAGGCTGGTCTTATATCAACCAGATATTTAGTAAACAGCTACGGTAGAGGAGAAAAAAATGGCAATACTTAAGGGTTTTCCACCCAGCAATACAATTAGTCCTTCGATCCGCATTACCGAGAAGGATTTAAGCTTTATAAGCAGCACGCCAAGCTTGAATCGTATCGGTATTGTTGGGTTTGCTTCCAAGGGACCAATTAATACACCGACTACTATTTCAACATTAAGTCAACTTACCACAGTATTTGGAAATCCTCATCCTGACACAGGTGATCCTTACCTAATTTATGCTGCACAACTCGCATTGCAAGTTAGCAATGAAGTTATGATTGTGCGTGTTGCCGAAACCAATCTTGTAAATCCAGCTTATGCTCAAACTGCCGAAGTGGATGTTCTACCATCTGGTTCTGAAATTGATGTTTATTCAGCTACTGCAGGCACTTTTGATTTTGGTCAAGATGTCTTCTTCCGATGGAAAGTAAATGGTGTTTTAGCTAGCAAAACCTTAGTTATTTTGGATGCTAATGCTCCTTTCACCGTTGCAAGCCTTGTTGAAGAACTAAATGCACAACTTGTTCCTTCTATCGATGGTATCGAGTTTTATGAAAATGATCCTGATGGTACTCCTACACTTGGAATTCGCACCACATGGGCTTATGGTCCAAGTGCAACCTTAGAGTTCGTTAGTATTCAAGACATGATGGTAGGCGGGGCAAGCAATCTTGTTGGCCTTGGTGACCTTATGGAAGTTGCTGAAATAGTTGGCACCACTACCCACTATCCTGTAGATGCTTCTCACACAACTCCTAATGTTTGGGATTTCAGCGGTCTATCATCCCTAACCTTACAAGTTGTTGTTGATGGTACCGACAATGTCAACATTGATAATATTGTCCAGACTGTTGATCTGGATTCTCTT